CATCTGCATATACGTCAATATTACCTGTAAATAAACCTAACAAATCCATTACAGAAGAACTTATAAGCTTAGGCTCATTAAGAAAACTTTGTTTATAATCTGCTACTGTATAAGTATCTGTTGAAGTAATACTATCACTTACATAGTAATTAATAAGCCAAGGGTATTCGTCCGTTGTTGCTAATGCAGGCTTAATACTTGTAAGAATAACACGGATTGCTTCAGCATCTACTGAACCTATCTTATTATCCTTCTTAAAGCTATCAATAGGATTAGACAACCTAACAAGCGAACCATCTTCTTCTAAATCTAGTGCAATCTTATACTTACCGTTACCAACTACCTCAAGCGCACTATCAGTTACCTCAAGTGTAACTTCAGCACAAGTCAACTTTGAAATAAGTTTTGCCAAAAGCTCTACTTGTACCGCAACATAAAACTCATCACCTGATACCTCTTTTTCAATAAGCGTCAAATAGTTTGTTGCGTCTGTTGTCGTTAAAGACAATACACCATCCTTAAGACTGATTACAATAAGACTTGTCATAGGAATAACATTATTACATCCTGCTCCCTTGAATGCTTTATTAAGTAACGCCTGTAATCTCTGTGTTCCAATTGTGAGTTTCATCTGTTAGCCTCCTCTACCATGTCTGTAAAATATTCTTTTGATATATCTGAAAACTTTCTATCGTTTGCTAAATCATCTACCATGTGCTCTAAAACATTAACAATGACTTGTTCTGCACGTCTATTCATCTCATCGTAAGGCGTATCTAAATTGTACTCAATATGATATGTCTTCTCATACCACCTTTTCCAATCTGCTACCCACTTTTTCATCTGTGGAATTGTTGCTGTCTTTGCCATTTTATACCTCCTTTAAAATAATCTCTTCATCTTGCTCTTGTTATCAAATATGTTCTCTGTACTTGTTATTGGCACTGAAGTATTCTGTTTTGGATAAGGTAATATCGGATAATTCAATTTAGCTAATAATTCCTTCTTCCGCTTTTTACTGCAATTAAAATAAATATATCTATGCTTCCTTGCTCTATCTCTTTGCCTTATTGACACATTACCTGACTCAATAGCCTCTAATATGCCTTTTGTACCGCCATAAACTTCATGTGTTGTCTTCTCATGTAACTCATGTCCGTCTTCGCCTAATGCAACATAGTCTTTATGTGGCGTAGATAAGCCTGTATAATAAAAGTTCGTAGCCTGATATATTATTCCAACATGCCCTACGGATGTGTCTGAATAGCTGACAATTATCTCTTTATCTAACAGCTTCAATGTGTTACCAACTAAAAAGCTTTCCAAATTCTTGCCAAGTCCGTCATCTACGTATAATCTTGTAAGCTCATACACGTTATTCTCTTCTTCAACTCCACATATGCCCTTACATAAACTCGGACTAGCAGGACTACCATAAACACATACTCCAACTATCCTATTAAGCTTGTTTGAATATAATCCAAATGCTCTTGTACAAGGTGCAATCCTGTGCGCATAGTGACAACGTACAACTATATTCATAGCTGTATGATAATTAATCTCTCTGATGTAATAATCATCCTTAATACTCACTCTTCGTCCTCGTCTTCGTCGTCATACTCAGCAAACTCACTATTGCAATGCACTTCTGTTATCATATTTGCAGTGCTAACTGCAACATAAACAGGGTCATAATCATATCTCAAAGACCAATTCTCAATAAAGGACGCAAGCAATGACCTGAATATAAAAAGGTCTTCAACATCCCCTAAAGCCTTCATACAAGGCATAAATACTTTTTCTACGGTCTCTTCCATTCTTTCCATATTGTTGCTGTCATTCATGTCATACTCTCGCATACATATTCTCCTTATTAGTCGTCATCTTCTTCGTCTTCATCATATACAAATTCGTATTCTTTACCATACCATCTGTCACTGCATTCAACATCACACTTTATCGGCATCTCAAGTATTTCTTCTGCTGATTCGCACATTATTTTTGCTAATAATTTAGCACATTTCTTAGCATTCTTCTTAGGACACTCTGCAATAACCTCATCGTGCACTTGAATAAGTAACCTAAACCCTAATTTTGTAAGTTTTTCATTAAGATAAAGTTTAATCATTGCTATCTTAGTCAAATCGGCTGATGACCCCTGAATTCTCGAATTTACAGTTTGTCTAGTAGCGTCTCCAATCTTACCTCGATTACTAACAATCTCAATATGTTCTTTTTTAGCAATTTCAATTACTTTATCACGAGACTTCCATCCACGAGCATTATTAAGCCTATTCGTATAATAAACCTGTTTATTATGAGGTACTTCAACTTCTAACTCATCAAAATCAAGTATATCTCCTTCAGGTGCAAATCCTTCTTCCCAACTAAATGAATACTCAGGAAGTTGTAAATCGGGCAATCTTCTCTTACGTCCACATACAGTTGTAACATATCCAAGTTCTTTGCCCATTTCCAACGAAGTTTTCTCAAACTCTCCAATTGCTGGAAATGCCATAAACACACTATCCTTAATAGCCTGTGCTTCTTGCTCAGTACACCCTAGCTGTTCTGCAATACTTGCAACACCTCTTCCATAAAGTGCACCCAATAATATCGACTTTGCTTGTGTTCTTCTCTCTTTACCTACCTTATAAACATCTGTTTCACCATCTGCCAATCTAACATTAAACTCTTTATTAGCAACTTCCTCTTCAGTTGCGTAATACCAACTCCCATTTGTATGCTGAATAATAAATGAACCTTGTGGAAAATGCTCAAGGCACTCTTCGTATGGCTGATTAAACGCTTTACTTGCAATCTCAGCATACAAATCTTTACCTTCCATAAACGTATCGTATAAATGGCTATCTCCTGCCTTACGACATAGTGAAGCAAGACATTTCGGTTCTTGCTGTGACTAAGAGAAGTCAGCAGACATCATCACATAACTGTGTCGTGTCAGTAACTTCTTCATAGCATCACCTCCTTATACCACTTAGGCATAACATACGTCTCTCCCTTATATGTATACATGCCTGTTTCTATGCTCTGTTTTATCTTTCTTTGATACACACATTCGACTTTAGTGTCAAACACATTATATACGGAACTCCACCACTTCCACGCGTCCCTGTAAGAATGAAAATGGTACTCCTTACCATCAGTATCAATACAATAACAACCTATTGAACGGGTATCTCCGCTCCCAAAATTATGATTACCTTGAGCTTTTTCAGATAACTTTCTTCTATGCTCGTCTGTAAACGGGTGCTCTGCTCTGTACTTCTTCATAGACACAGAAATTTTAGAACGAACTTCTTCACTTTGCATAACTGCATTGTGCTTAGTTTTAACACTCTCTATATCCATAATATTATTATCACCGCCATCAACCATATTATAGCCGTGCTTAATGCTGTCATATTTTGTTATATAGAAAGTTTCTAACTCATTTAAGGTCTGTTTGTTATTAGCACTGCAAATAATTTCCCACTCAAAATTATCTTCACCATACTTACGTATAGCAGAATAAAAATGAGTATCAATACCCTGACGTGCCTTGTTATAATGCGCACGTTTTCTCTCTGCTAAAGAATGTCGTGTCTGCCCTATATAACACTTACCATTTATTTTGTTTGTTGCTTTATAGATAATCATATCTCAATAGTAAAAGACTAATTGATTTTTGTCAATAAGTGTATCTATTTTATTGACAGTTATCTCTCCATCATCAGTTATCAATATATTACCTAGCTTAATCTCATCAGCGTATTTCCAACCCTTCGAAGTGCTTACTTCGCACCATCTATCAACAATAAAAGAATTATCCGTTTCTTCAACCCACTCTTCTTTATCTGTCGCAACAAACATTGGTCTTATATCTTTATTATGCGAAGGGATTTGCTGAAGGTTAGGTTTACTTGAGCTAAACCTGCCAGTCTTCGCCCCATATTGGTTAAAATGCCCATGGACACGTTTATCATTAGGGTTAACCTCTTTCGGTAACTTAATAATAAAAGTATTCAATAACTTATCAACTACTTTATACTCACTTACTGCGTTTGAAAAAGGTGTATTCCATGCTTTTCTAATGTTTTTACCTGTACCCCTAGGATGTCTTTTATCAACTGAAGGATAACCTAATATGTCATAGCATAAAGTTGATAACTGTTGAGGACTATCCACGTTTATAGGATTATCAAGCTTACAATCTTTATGCTTTTCTCTATACTCTTGAATCTTGCCCTCAAACTCTTCCATTATCAAGTATACTTTATCAAGTGCTTCTTCTTTAAGCTTTGTATACTTAATTTCAAGCTCTTTAACATATTCTTTGTCAAGAGCAACGCCCGTGTCTTCCATATCAACAACTACTTCAACTATAGGCATTTCTATATTAAAGAACACCCAAGATACACCATTAAGACCATCACGAGCTTCATTAGGCTTATCTGCCTCATAATAAATATACTGCTCTTGAAATTTCTTCAACTCCCAAGTAATCTTAGCGTCATGTGCCGCATATAACGCAAATATGTTTATCGGAATTACACTAGCCTTAATCTTCTTCGGGTCAAACAAATCATCGTAGGCAAATACTTCACCCTTGCCTTTAAGTACATATTTCCTGTGAAGTGGTTTTAGCCCTGCTTTACGACTACCGTCATCAAATATCTCATTCTCATTAAGTAGCTTACTTGCAATCTTACAATCCCAATAACAGACGAGTTTCACACCAACTTGGTTTTTCAACACCCTTATATCGAATACTGCGTTGAACATATCTATCAATACACTATTATCAGCTAATAATTTAAGATATTTAGCAACAACTTCAGTCGGTAACTGATTGTCTACTCGCTCCATAGTTATGTATGAAACATGATTAAGCGGTATATATGCTGTCTTCTCATTAGGAACGTATAAGCATACTCCCACGCATTCGTCTACTAATGGGTCAAGACCATTAGTCTCTGTATCTATTGCTATCTCTCCATAAGCTATCGCCTTGGAGATATAAGTGCTTAATTCCAATTCATCTCGGATAATTAAAGTCTCATTTTCAAACTTACCTAACTCTTTAAGAACTTTAGACTTAATATTTGCAATCTGCGTAGCAACGCCCCCACCACCTCTTACAGTGGCAGGGGTTTTCTTGCTCTTCTTAGCCTTTTTCGCAATTACTGCGTCTTCGTCCTTATTAGAACGAGTAGTAGGTAAGTTAAAGAGAGACTTCATCAGAACGTGCGTCTCCCACCTTCACCTGTGGCGGGTGTTCTACGAGTAAATCCGCCTGAAGCCTGTGACGAAGTATTCTCACGTCTTACAGGTGCGTCGCCTCCGAAGTCACCTGTCTGCAAGTATGTCTCCATCTCTTCTGCTGACTTATCGAGAATAATTGTACCAATGGGGTTAGGTATATCGAAATCCTCAAGGCTTACGCCCTCTGTTTCGCCTGTCTCATAAATCTCATAAGTAGTCTGTTGGTCTCCTGCCTGTCCGTTACGCTCAATCTCAAATACATGTGAAACTGTATTAGGGTATCTTGAGCAAATAGAAGTAAGCTTTGAACCAAACTTCTTACCACGCTCCCAAGTCTGAAGAGCGTCAACAGGTGTTACCGTAGGCTTTACTGCCTTGGGGTTAGTATTATTTGTTGTTACCGACATTGTATAAAGCGGTACAAAATACTTAACCTGTACATATCTTCCTGCCTTGCAGAAAGGACAAGCGTCTACGGGGTCTCCATACTCTCTAAGACAGTTAACATAACGCTTCTTACCATTAAGGTCTACCTCGTGAACTGAATATCCACTGACATCATTAATGTCATTGTACAAGAAACGTACTGTTGCCACGTCCTTGTTGTTCTTAAGCGAAAAGAATCCGCCACCACCCTGTCCTCCAAATGACTCTGCTGAGTCTACGCCAAATTTTGCCATGTGTTTTCTCCTTTTTAATGTTTTTTGAATGTTTATGTTTAAGCGTTTCGCTATAAACCAAAATTAATCGTTGACCGCTAATGCTTCCAATACTTCTTTACGTTTAGCTTTACATGCTTCTTTAAACTCTTCTTCAAGTTTATACTT